TATTACTATTACCAGTAGTTAAAGCCAGTCCTGCGTGTCTACCTATTAATGTTGCTTCACCTGCTGTGGTTACTGCTAAACCTGCTGAAACACCAACTGCTGTGTTGTTTGTACCTGTAGTGTTTGCTGTTAAAGCAGAGTCACCAATGGCTGTGTTGTTAGAGGCTGTAGTGTTTGCATCTAAAGCTATCCTACCAAATGCTGTATTATTTGAACCAGTAGTATTCACTAACATGGCATTTAATCCAACAGCTGTATTATTTGAACCTGTTGTTAATGTAGTAAGTGCTTTACGACCTACTCCTGTATTACCATCACCAGTTGTTAGGTCATCAAAAACTTCAAAACCTAAACCTGTATTATTAGAAGCAGCATTTAAAGTACCTGTACCTGCGTCATTACTAATTAAAATACTTTCACTAAAGTTAGTAATATTAGAAGATATACCTACGCCATTGATAGTTCCACCAACTGCTACGGCACCTGTAGTAGTGACTGTATCGAAGAAAGTGTTTTTAAAGTAAAGAGATGATGTACCAAGATCAATATCTGAATCTGTTACTGGAGAAAAAGCTCCGTCTGCAAATGTAACTTGATTAGCATTGTTAGCTTTAACAGTAATAACATTAGAGCCACTAAATGTAATAGATGTATCTGCATCACCATCGCCTACAATAGAGTCTAAAGATATAGAGCCAACATTAGTAATGTTAACATCATTAAATGAAGCACCACTTGTAAATACGGCTGCTTGAGGAAAAGTCACCGCTCCTCCGTCTGCTATAGTCATAGCATCATCACCATCTGTAAATTCTATAAGAGCTGTTTGTATTGAAGCAGAAGTTTCTATTATTCCACTTGTTTGTAAAGTTAGAGAAGCAAAAGCATCAACCATTTTACCGCCAGAGCCAGCACCATCAGCATAGATAACTTTAGTTTTACCAGAAGGTATAGTAACTGTAGCACCACTACCTTGTTTAATAATTATTGATTGAGAACCAGATGTTCCATTCTCTATAATCCATAGTTTTGAAACTGTGTTAGGTGCAATTGTAATAGTACAAGTTGAATCTAGTGTACCTGTGTATTCTAAATACATAGACCTACCTGGATCGGTAGCTCCGTCTGCTATTGTAGTTGTGTGTGTATCAGCGTTTGTAGTTATGCCTTCTGTGCCATAACTAAAAGCTTCTGCGATTAATTCAAGATTGGTGTTTGTAGTATCACCCCATGTTCCACTAGCATCACCAGTAGCCAATTCGTTTAATCTTAAATCATTTACATATGAACTTGCCATTTTATTTCCTCGTTAAAAATTATACTTTATATTTTATGCGACATCACTCCAATTTGGAGATTGCGTTGTTGTTATTATTGCATAGTTAGGATTTTGGGTGTCTACGACCATACCCCAAACCTGAACTTTTTCTAAATTTGATACTAAAGAATCTAATGTTATTAGAGCTATATTAGCATCTGCTGTTGTTGTTACTGTAGGATTCGGTATTGATACTCCAAAACCTGTAACATTAAGAATATTGTTAGTTATTAAACTTTCATTACCTAGTGCAGATGTTGCTGCTGCTAAAGTAATAGGTACATTAGCTGTACCAGTAACTGTTTCGTCACCTACTGAAAGAGTAGATGCAACTGCTGATACTCCTGTAACTGCTGCTGCTTGAACTGCTGTGCCATTGTCTAATGCACTTGTTCCTACTAGACCTGTGACTGGTACAGGTAAAGGTTCACCAAAGGTTAATTGACCCCAGGTACCTCTACCCCAACCATTAATATTCGGCATGAACTACTAAGCTATTCTTATAATAGCGTTTGAAGCATCTGCTGCTGGGAATTGAATAGTAAAATCACCTGCTGTAGAAGTTTTATCTGCACCAAAATCTAATACTGCAACAGACTTATCACTATTAGTATCGTTGTATATTAAGCAACCTCTTGCTGTAATAGTACAGTTACTAAATGTTAAATCTGCAAAATCAGCTATAGCCGTAGTTCCACTAGCTACAGGGGTTACATTAGTTAATGCTGATCCTGTTGCTGTATAGTTGGTTCCACTAGCTTCATTAGAACTAGTATATGCAGTTGTAGTAGCACCTAAAGATGCAGAACTTGTATATAAAGCTAGCTTAAAACTATTACCACCATTGGTAAAGTTGTGAGTTCCTTTCATTAATTCTACTTTAAATGATGTACACATTGCCTGTGATATTGCCATTATAATCTCCTAATAATATCAGCCATATCTTTATGACCTTGTTTTTCTAATAATCCTGCCATAGTAGCTCTATCGCTAGCTATAGCCTGTTTCATATACAAGAACACTACTGTTTGTATGTGTTCTTTAAATGCGTGTGCTTGTGCTTTAATCATAGGATCAGCGTTTTCGCTAACCTCTACAAGCCTTTCCATGATTCTTCCTGTCCAATATTCAGGAGTTAATCCCTCATTTTGAGTTGTTTGAACCCCTACATTACCTACTTGTCCACTAAACATTATGTTACTTGTTGCCTTACAGGACCAGTTCTGTAATTATCTTTAGTATTTTTTCCTTCAGCTAAATTTTTCAACCTTGATACTGCTTCACTAAATCTTTTGTCATAGTTAGCCATTACATCAGGCTCACCCTTCATAAAGGTATAAGCTTCTATTAATGAACCATATAATAAACAATCTGGAGCATTTTCACTTAGCCAACTTGTACCATCTGATGAAGTTGTCATAGATTGAGGTCTATATTCATAATGTAGCTCTGCTGTTAAATTTTCATTAGGAGTAGGTGCTAGTATAAATGTATCATCATCAAATCTAGCGTAATATTTAGGTATTCCTGTTATAGAACTATTTGGATAAGCTTCTCTAAGAAAAGCTACATCTTTATATAGTAAAAATTCATACCCACTATTATTTATAGCAAGCGAATGTGGTGCTAAAAAATCAGAAGGAGTAGCTAAGTATTCATTATTAGCTGTTACATTTCCAGTTACATTTTTTCTAGAAAATGGCAATGAAACTAATTTTTGTATTCTGTCTTCTGTATTAACAATAAACTCGTCTATATTATTTACAAAAGTTACTTCTGTATTATTTGTATAATCTTGTATTGCTGTTTTTAATGTTGTAAATGTCCAAGCCATTATTCTGTACTCACTTTAACTGTTCCTACTTCAGATGTCAGTATTAAGCTTATACCTGATACTGGATTAAATCCAAAGTAAGTGGTTGATTCTTTTAAACCCCTATCTGGTCTTGGATTAAATAAAGCTTGGTTGTCAGTAATATTTAACTCACCAAGTTTATATTGTGGATGATCTTTATCAAAACATTGAACACAAACTCTTAATCCATTACGAATACTATCTTGTATTTCGTATTTTAAATTGTTTAGCTTATAGGTAAAACCGCATCTATCACAGTCACCTAATGCTTTTTTACCTGCTGCATACATTAATAAGAACTCAAATCAGGAACAAATCTAATTGCTGCTCTTTCTCTGTCTGCATCACTAACTTCATTCCAAAGCTCATCATACCTTTGTTTTATCATTGGTACTCTATTTTGAGCTTCTGGTAATTTACAAGCTAAATTATATGCAAGTGCATAAGTTAAACAAGGTAAATATCTACTAGGAACATCTGCGTTATTACTTGCTGGATTACCTGCATCTTCAATCTTTTGCAAATAATCATAAACAAGTGTATATGTTTCTGATGAATCAGGAGCTGCCCATAAAACAATATTGTTTGAACTAGTTCCTTTATCTATAAAAAACTGTGTAGGTCTTGATTCTAATAACTTAATAGCTTGATGATTATATTCTGTTCTAGATATTCTATTTAACCTTTGATCAAACTGTTTAACAGTATCTCCTGCATTTGTTCTAATAAAAGCATCAACTACTTCTAATGCACTTGAAGGCAAAGGATAACTACTTGTACCAGAAGTAAGAGTCTGTGTTCCTTGTTCTATCTTCCAAAGGTTTAATCCTTTGTTTTGCCATTCTAAAAATATAAGATTTAAAGCTCTTTTAGCTCCTCTATAATCGTAACCCGAACGAAGTTCACTACCGCATAGATCATAGGCTTCTTCCATGATATCGGCTAAGTCTAATG